AAGGATACCAGCAAGGCGTGGCAGAGTATTGTCGCAAACAGGATATCAAAGAAGCAATTAAGCAAAAAATCATAAAAAAACTAGGCATCAGTGATGAATGGGCAAAGGATCATTTGATCGTAATGTGATAACAACTAAATAAATAGAAAATAAATATGAGCAACATCAAAGACATAATCAAGGCAAGACAGGATTTGGAAACTGCAAAGGAAAACGCTAAAAGAGCAGAGGAAGTGGCAAAAAGGGAAGCTGAGGAAACTGCAATGAAGCCATTCATTGACGTTTACGAGGAGCTGAAAGAATTACCCCTAAGGTCAGCAAGCGGGTATAGTGTGCGGAAAGAGAAACTGAGCGACATTTACTCAAAGCTATCATCCTCCGCAAGACTCATCGAATTGTATACAGGGCATGGAAACCAATTTCGCGTGTCGTCTGATCTGAACCAAGGCAGGATTCGATATTATGTCGAACATAATAAACACAATTCGGGATGGCTTGATTTTGACGAGGCATTCTGTGCATTCCTAGATACCTTGGCGCGACTTGTGAAAGTAGACTAAATGGAAACAATAATCTGCTTCGGAATAATCGCCTTCAAGGCTGGCGAAATCATCATCCCAGTATTGGCACTAGGTCTTTTTGTTTGGAACATCAAAGGATAACATGACACTTACATTCGCAATATCACTCACAATAATCACCATGGCTTCCATGTGGGCTTGCTACAAGCTAGGACAGCAAAATGTGCTGGATGAGTTTGAACGCTATTACATGAAAAAAAAACTTGAATCGGAGAAACTGCAAGCTAACCTCAACAACCTTCCCAAGTATACAATCTTGGGAGACGACAACAACAACCAATAAATAAATACATATGAAAAACATCGCATCAGCATTAGTCAAGGCTCAGAAAGCTTTCGGGCCAGCACTCAAAACATCAACCAACCCTCACTTCAGATCAAGGTATGCCGATCTTTCGGCTTGCGTCGAAGCGGTCATGGGTGGATTAAATGACAATGGAATCGCATTGGTTCAACAGACTCACGAATGTGAATCTGGTGTTCTTGTCGAAACTCTATTCATCCATGAATCGGGTGAGACATTCTCAGCAGGAAAACTGCACGTTCCAGCCAGCAAGAATGACGCAATGGGGTACGGGTCTGCATTGACCTATGCAAGGCGTTACTCACTCATGGCGGCATGTGGTATCGCCCCTGAAGATGATGATGGCAATGCCGCATCACGTCCAAGCGTTACAAATGTTAGTAAGCCTGTAGCAAAGGTAATAAAGAAGGAACCAATCGTTCCAGTCAACATGGATGATATGCCAGATGCTCCTTGGGGTGATTGGTATGCTGAAGTAGAGGCGACCATCAAGGAAATAGACAAGGAAGCTACATTGTGGTTAATCAAGAAGGGAGCATTGGAGGAAGGACAAACATGGCGTGAGCTAAAAGAAGGCCCATATCGCTCAAGGATTCTTTCCAAGGGTGGGGCTTCCGCATTCGTTCAAGCGGTATTGACAACACTATGATCCGCCACTCCTCACTACCTAAGTTAGCGCAATGTGCCTGTTACGAATCTGCTTCTGGGGAGTCATCCCCAGCGGCGGCTCGTGGAACCAAGATGGATGAGGCATTCCGCTTCGCTCTTGCTGGAGATTCAAGCAAGATTGAATTGCTGGATACAAGCGACGACAAGAAAGCTGTCATCTGGGCTATTAATCAAGTCCAAGCAATAGCTGGAGACAATGATATTATATCTGACGAGTCCAAGCTCAAGGTGAAGACTCCAAACATTGAGCATGAAGGAACGGAAGATTGCAGGATTCCATCATTATCCGTAAGTTGTGATTTAAAATCAGGACAAGTCCGTGGATATTATGAGCAGATGGCGGCATATGCGTATGGAAATATGGAGCGTGACTTTGCTCCAGAGTGGACGTGCTATCTTATATTCTGTGACCAGCAAAAAATTATTAAGCATCACTTTTCATACGACCAATCCAAGGCTATAGTCGAAGAGGTATTGGAATCAGCAAATGATCAAGGTAAAAAGCCAAGTCCGTGCGAATATTGTAAATGGTGCGCCAATAGCCAAACCTGCCAAGCTCTCGCTGTAGCGGCTAACGATACACTAGAAATCGTTGATAACGACATACAGGCTAATCTGGCGCAATTAAAGGAGTTTCTAGCCGCTGATCCAGAACGCCTATCTGTGTTCCTAAAGAAAGCCAGTATTTTTAACAGCGAGCTAGTAGACTGGGCCAAGGATTTGATCCGTGAACGCTTGACTAATAACGAGCCAGTTGTGGGTTACAAACTGCAAAACTCTAAGGGAATTGAGTATTGTGATGCAGAAACAATTTACTCAGCGACACAAGAGTGTTCAGTTGAGGATATTATTGAACTATTTGGAGGTAAGATTAAGGCGAACGAATTAAGGGAGTTTGCAGAAAAGAGGGGAATACCATTCAATTTTCCAGCATATCGCTCCAAAGACATTATTCGGATGGTGGAAGACAAACCTAAAAAGGAAAAGAAAATCAAATGAATTACGAAACTATAACATTGAAAGTAGCCGTGATGCCAGAAAATGAGCCAATATTTGCTGATGGTGTAACTGAAATTCAAATCGTTGATCAAGGTGCTGGTGAGTTCATCGAAGTATGGCAGTGCAATGATGATAATGAAGGAAAGATTCAAATTGACCCAACAGAATGGCCTCACATAAGAGAAGCTATTAACAAAATGATAAAGAAATGCAGGAATAATAAATAATATGGAAACTATAATTGAAATTGAAGAAGTTGATGACACTGAAGACGTTGAAGAGAAACGCTATAGGCACAAGTTTATAGATACGGAATGCTTAAAGTCAAAATCACAAGAGACTTGGTTGGAAGAGATTGAGTTAGTACCAGACTATAAGGTGCGTTGCGTTGCTGGCAGGATTGTATGGTGGGACTTCATCTCAACCAAGCAATGCGGAACAGGATGGAACAAGCTAGACAAATACGTTCAAGCAAGAGAGTTTCCAGAAGTAACAACGGATGATATTGTGGTAGCGTTGTTGTCCTTTGGATATTCAATGGATCGCATCAAGTATCGCTTGAAAGGAGTAGAATGAGCGACCAATTACAACTAAACCTAGACCCAATCGTTGTGGAGATTGACAATTCAATCCCTGCAAGGTTCACAAGGTTTCATTCAAGCAATCCACAAGTTTACGAGAACCTAGTAGCATTGGCTAGGCAATTTAATCGCAAGCGTAATGATGCCAAGCTGGGCATTGCTATGCTTTACGAGGTTCTAAGATGGAACTACTATATGTCCGTGGATTCAGCCGAGGAATACAAGTTGTCGAATGATTTTCGGGCTTGTTACGCAAGGTTGATCATGGAACAAGATCCAGACTTGAATGGGATATTCAACACCCGTGGAAGCATAGCAGACATTTAATAATATGATTATATCACCAGACTTTCCAGACCATTGGAAGACAAGGATGCTAGTGGATCTTTTGAACGATGAATCTGCGCCTTTATATCTCATTAGGATATGGGGGCATTGCCAAAACAGGAAGACAAGTATGTTTACAAATCTTCCTCCTGCTGGATTAAAAGCACTATGTAGGTATGCTGGAGATGCTGAAAAACTTGAGTCGGCATTTATTGCCGCTGGTTTTATACGGCGAGATGGTGGTAATGTAGAGATTCACCAATGGGATGAGTATAACTCTTCATTGATAGCCAATTGGGAGAATGGCAAGAAAGGTGGAAGGAAACCCAAGTCCAACCCAACTGAAACCCATGGGTTAGCCATGGCTAACCCAATCGAAACCCACAGCGAACCCATGGGCAGCCCAACGCTAACCGATAGAGAAGATAAGATAAGAGAAGAGAAGATTGATAAGATAGAAAAGAAATCTGAAAGCGTAATCCAGCCTTTCGAGGTTCCAGATCAAGTCTGGAATGATTTTCTAAAACTAAGAAAAGCAAAGAAAGCACCATTGACCCAAACAGCATTAGATGCCATTGAGAGAGAAGTGAAAATTTCAGGCTGGACATTGGAGGATGCTTTGACAGAATGCGTCTCCCGTGGATGGCAGGGCTTTAAGGCTAGCTGGGTTGCAAATCAATCAAACCAACAGGATGAGTATCCACAACGAGCTTGTTAAATATGAAAAACATAAATAAAAAAATAACTGAATTAGTTGGAGAAGATGAACCAATCATCTTGGCAGATGGATTTGAATCAGCCTTCATTGGTGTAGCTCATCAATTCACAACTGCATTTGCAGTATACGATAGAAAGAAGTGCATAGAAATCTTAATGAAAGATATGACAAGCGAGGAAGCTGAAGAGTATTTTGAGTTTAATGTTCAGGGCGCATATGTCGGTGAAAACACTCCAGCCTTCTTAATTAAATGAAAAACCTACCTATCGCAATCACGGCAGAAAAAGCGTCACTATCGCTAATTGCTATTGATCCAGACGTTCTTCCACACTTGGCATGGTCATCTGATCTATTTGCTCTAGATCAGCACAAATTAATATTCAAAGCTCTTGAGAGAGTTTATCAAAGGACAGGGTCAACTAACGCACTAGGGGCCATCAGTGACCTCGAAACTACTGGCAAGCTCAATGCTGCTGGTGGCAAAGAAGGAGTCATGGAGGATCTTAAAACCATCTTCATGTCTGCTGGTTCAATGTGTCTTGAGACTGCCGAGGATTATCGCCAGCAATTACTCATAGCTAAAAGTTATCGTGATGCTATCGGACTCTGGGAAGAGAACGAAGCTGACATAATCGGAATGAGGGCTGACTTGTCCAGCATAGCTGAATCAATCGCCAATGCTATCCCACAAGCGACACAAGCGAAAGACGTGAAAGCTCATCTAATGGATTTCCTTGATGATCTCGATGACAAGAAGCCAATCGAAAAGTTTCCGTTGGGAATACCGAAAATCGACAAACTGCTTGGAGGCGGAATGCAACGAGGTGAGATGATGGTTGTTGGTGCGGCAACATCTGGAGGAAAGTCAATCCTTCTTTACCAAGCTGCGTTGACTGCTTTGATGCAGGGGAAGCACGTTGCCATCTTTTCGCTGGAAATGCCTTCTAAAGCCATCCTGCAACGTATGGCTAGCAATCTTATCGGAAAGCAGATTATTCCAATGCGTGAGGCTAATGTGGTTAACGACTGGCGCAACGTAGCGAATGCAAAAGAGATCAGTTCCGCAATCGAGCAGTTGATGAAAATGAATTTGACGCTCCGAGATGACCTTTCAGATGTTGGCGAGATCATTGCCGAGGCTCAAAGACTCGCATCACTTGGTAAAGCTGATGTTATCGTTGTAGACTATCTTCAAATCGTGGAGATGCCTAAGGCCGATAACAGAGAACAGGCAGTATCGGAGCTATCACGCAGACTAAAGCTGACAGCATTAAAAACTAATTCAGTTGTTCTTACTGCCTCGCAACTCAACGATGATTTCGTAGTGCGTGAGTCCCGTGCAATCGGAATGAATACTGATTTCCTTCTCATTATCCTGCATCCAGACGACAAGAAGAAAGTTACGGATTTCCGCAAAGCTCCAGCGAAGATTGAGACAAGCAGAATCAGATTCGATAAGAATCGAAGAGGACAGAGAGACGTGTTTGTTCCAGTAAAAATGTTAGGCGCAATCTCCAGATTTGAACAAATTGATGAACACTGATAACGCATTCGACCAATGCTGTATTCTACTTGATACAGCAACAGCCATATGGAGGAGCCGCACCAAATCTAGGTTTGCGGACGCTGAAGCAAAATATAAAAAAGCAATAGAAATCTACGGAATTTATTTTAGCGACAATGAAAAATATTTAGAAAATAGTATTGACCCGTTTTGAAAACCACCTAGATTTAACACCAAGCAAGGCGCAATGCCTAGCAACCAATAAATAAATATATGACACTTGAATTAACGCAACTCGCACAAAAGTGGATGACTGAATACCCTTCAGACTTCCAAGATGGAGCAGACGCACAAGACCGAATTCAACAAGATTTACCCGCTGGAGATCGTGCTGATCGCATTTGGGATTTCATTCAAACTAATGACGAGATTGAACTATGCCCACAAGATTACGCATTTTTAATCGGACAACATTTCGGTAAACTTTAATAAATAAATATATGACTAATAAAGAAGACAAAGAAGTTCTAATTTGTGCAATGCGCGAATATATGAAAGAAGACAGCGACTTGATTGATGAACTTGATCAACGTCTTTGCGAAGTTACAGCGCAACGTGACGAGGCTTTAGACCGAATTGACGCTTTGGTTGCTGAAGTAGAACAATGGAAGCGCATCGCAATGGATTACGCTTTTGATGAAACCGAATAACAAACCAAACCCGGGGTCAAAGGAAGCCATTGAACTTGGTTGCACTTGCCCAATAATGGATAACCATCACGGACGTGGATACCAAGGAGTTGAAGGAATCCATGTCTACAACGGCGATTGCCCATTACACTCACAAGTAATAAATGACATAATTAAAAATCAAGACAATGACAACTAAAGAATACGCTAAAGAACATGGATTTGTGCAGCTTACAAACACATATCATCTTCCTAAAGAAAAACAGATGATGGATGTTGTATTGGAAGATGCTCGAAAAAACAACAAACAAACCTGCCTAGTCCAAACCGAACAAGGAGCGGAAGTATGGCAGAAACTAAACCCACCAAAAACAAAAGAATAAATATGGCATACGACAACACTAATCGCGGAGCTTCATTCCCAAACAATAAAAAAGAAAAAGAAACTCATCCCGATGAAACAGGATCAGTAAACATTGACGGGAAAGAGTATTACATAAATACATGGATTAAAGAATCAAAAGGAATCACATATAGGTCGCATTCCTTTAAAGAAAAACTACCAAAAGAAGAAAAAGCTCCATTCTAAGTAACTTTCCTAATTAACCTACAAAGGTCAGTCCCGTAGGTTTCAGGAATTTCCTCGCTAGGTTGGGAACTCCCGATCAGCAGGGGTAAAGGCGGGCCGCGCATGCCAAAACACGCGGACTATATATAAATGAGTGATACACTAGAGACGGATTTACTTTATTTAAAACAACGACCTTCGCTTGTTCAAATGACAACGCATTTTAATCAATTTGTTAAAAAATGCCAACAACTAGAACGCGAGCGCGACGAGGCTTTGTCACAGATTGCTCAAGCCGAATGCAGAGCAGAACGATTCTGCCAAGAACGGGATGAGTTGATTGATAAAAACAAAAAACTTAATGAAGAAGTTGACGATTTAATAAGACAACGACCATTATTGATAGAAGATTTTAAGCGTGAGCGCGACGAAGCGCGGGATGAATTGAAAATAGCACTAGAACAATGGGAGTTGTGTTTAGAACAAATAGCCAAACTAAAAAATGATAAGTGAAGGCATGAATTTTGAACAGGCAATGATCACATACGCAGCGGCGTGTTGCGCTACGGTTGGTGCATTGTGTCACGAACTGGATGAAGCATTAATAGAAAATGAAACAATACCAGATCCAGAACGACAAGAGGTTCTATCTAATTATCCAAGGAATTTCGTTGATATCCTGATTGAACAAGGGAAGCCTCACTTGGTAGATCCTTTTATAAATAAACTAAACGAAATAATTGACGAATTGAATAAATGAACTGGACTGAAGATCAATTAAAAGAAAAAGGCTATTATAAAGCGGCAGATGGAAACTATTACTTTACACCTACACGGGTATCTAACCCCGTCACTAAACGTCCTGCTCAACAAGCACTGGTCGCACTACCTAAAAGAAAAGAAAAGGTCAGCAATCGCACTTACGTCCGCATTACGCGATATAGTACAAGACCCCTCGACTGCGATAACTACGCAGGAGGTTGTAAACCAATTATTGACCAATTACGTTACTCTAAACTCATCAAAGACGACTCGCCCGAAGACATCGAAGTCCAGTTCAAGCAAGTCAAAATTAAAACCAAAACGGAAGAACATACGGAAATCGAAATCAGCGACAAGCCGATAGATTAAAAAGACACCCTTCTCCTGCGCGTCCACAGGAGTCACCTGTCCATTCAGGTTCGCTTATCGGGGTGAAGTTTTGAAGACGCTTTCTTATGCGCTGACCAGTCGATCTCGTCAAAGTTAGCTCGATACTTTTTGCGGTCAACAGGACGTTCTTCGTCACCTTTACCAGCCTGTCCAGACCATTCAGACTTCTTAATGTTTTCCATAAAACTTTTCTACTGCTTTTCGGAAGTCAAAATACAGTTCTTGCTCACCAATGTCTCTTGTATACTCTGGTTGCTTGATATAGCTAAGAGCCATTAGAAGCAACTCACTGGCTTGTTGTAGACGAGAGCAAGTGGATTGAACACCCATGTGGTCAATCCAATCAGTTCCACAAGACTTGCAGCTTCCTCCCATATCATGGGAATCATGTGCATGGTCACTGATAATGCTCATAAATTATTCTTTGCTTTCAACTTCGACTTCTTTAGCTTTTTCAGCCATGTCAGCAAGAGTTTTCTTTTCGAGAAGATGTAATGCAATAGCGGATTCAAAATTGAATCGCTTTAGGCGACCAATAAAATCAAGAAAGACTTCATCTTTACTGATTGCGTCAACTTCAATTCCTTTAATTGCGTGTTCAATTGCTTTCTGTTGATCTTCACTGAATCCGGCAAGTTCTTTTTCTTCGCTCATATTTATTTCTTTTTTGGTAGTTTCGGCATCTTTGCCTTTGCTTTAGGCATAGACACACGGATGTTTGTTTTTTGTGGTTTTGTTACTGCACTTGAAACGATCATTGGAGATCCAAATTTCAAGCTGGCTGATGTTTGGCTTTTCATGTGTGGGGTTCTCTTTCTTCTAGCATTGCGTCTGCAAATTTATATGCAATACGAGCAATACTCTCTGGAGGGGCTTCCATTGCTAACTCTTCTGGATTGGATAGGATGCCTTCTAGTGCTCGCCCTGCAAACCAATCACGCATTCCCATACCAGAGTTAGGGCGCACCTTGGGACTATGTTGGTCGCCGGGGTATGCCGTGACTGGAAATGCTGGATGGTTATTTACTCGCATATCTATTATTAATATAACTGCAATTTTTCTTAAATTCAGCTTGCACTTTTCTGCGTTCTTCTGTTTTTGTCCAGAAGTAATCGCAAGCACGATCAAATTGCGCTGCTAAGTTAATTAACCAAATGTCCTTTTCATCTATTGTTCCAGAAGTTGTCAAACTTCCAGCAGAGTAAAGGCTCCTTTTACTTGATGTTCTTTTAGGTTTAATCTGTAAAGTATTCATATATTTATTATCGTTATTAACGATTGCGTGAATTTATACGTTTAGTTCAAAAATGCAAAATGTTTTTCACCGAACTTTACACCGAACTTTTCACCGAACCTAAAAACGAAAAAGCCTGTGCGCTAACACAGGCTATAGTTCGGTGAAGAAACTAATTGAAATATACAGGTTATTTTAAAACTTGCAACAACTTTTTAAAAATGTTTTTGAGTCCACAATTCTTTTGCATTCTCAATATCCATTGTTGGCTTCCCAATACGCAAGTTTACGGCGTTGTGCAAATCAATTCCCCATTCAAAAAAACGATTCCAATCAGGAGGATTTTCTGAAAACCAATTATCAAGATGTTCTTTGCATGGGCATCCATTGAATGGAATGGAGTCACGCCAATCATTAAGCCATCCTGTCATGTTTTTACCCGTCCTGTGTCGAATCCCTAGCAAATGCAACTCAGCCCAGAATCTAGGCCCATTGATAAGCATTGATGGAACTTCATGAAATGATTTTTCTTCTACCTCGTCACTTGCACGTTGAACCCAATCTTTGTGTGCCTCCCAATCAATCGACATTGCCTCACAGACGATCTTCTCTACCTCTGTGGCAGTTTGGTTCTGTTTGTGATGCGGAGCCTCTGGATTTGAAATATGAAACGCAGATACCTCATACTCATGGATTCCAGCTTTACGGCATAGCCAACCCTCTACCATTTTATGAAGACTAACTAGAAACTCACCATCTTCATTGCCATACTCTGCTACAGAACATTTCAACTCTCCATTAGGCAACCATTCCCAGTCTCCAGTAGTCACATACCGCATGGATACTGGATCAACAGACTTTAATGTAATCATACCTTTACTCCCACCAATGGGCAACACCAATACAAATTCCTCCACCAATAAATGAAGAAATTGCCATTATCAAAATACTCCAATCACCAAGGCTCATTATTTTTTCTTTTTAGATTTTGCTTTAGCTTCGCGTTGGACGCTATATGCAATCGCAACCGCTTGTTTTACAGGTTTACCTGACTTTACTTCTGCTGAAACATTCCTGTCAAAGCAATTTTGGGAGGCGCATTTTCTTAGTGGCATATTATTTTTTATTGTTCTTCAAATTGAATCTCTGATGATGGTTCTTCTGATTCCTTTTGTGTTGTTGATTCAGCCTTCAGATCAACTCCAAATGTTCTAAGTAATCTGTTAATTGCTGGCATATTTTGTTTAGTTGGCTCAAGCAACATTACCCTTGCAGTCTCTGGGTTGAGCATTGCATCAGTAAGCATATCTTTAAACAAAACAAGCGTGTCTTCTTTATACTTTTTTTGAATTTGTTTAAGTAAATCTGCTGTTTTAAATGCCAAGTATCCCTTAACTCCAGCACCACCAATTGCGGCAAGACTCAATAAAGAATCATTAATTTGAGATCCCTTTGGTTGACCAATTTTTTCAACTTGAACAGATTCAGCTATAGCTGATGAACCTCTTTTTGAAATAATTTCAAGTTGTTGCCTTGCTTTATCAAGGTTAGATAACTCATAAGAATCTTTTCCAAAAACAGAATCAAGCGCATTTCTTGTTGAGGTTCCTTTAGTTAACAAATCACGCATTTTTGTTAAACTTGCCTGCAAATCTTCATTTAGAATAGTTGGTTGTTGAACTCCTATTCCTACAGTTGATTTAGATGTTGTTCGCACTCCTTCTTTAGAGTTAAGCCAACCACGGAATGCGTTTTTAAGCCCCTCTTGAGCCTGTCCTGTTTCATCCATTGCTGCTTGTGCAACGAGGTTTTGAACATTATTTTCAAGATTAACTTTATCAGACATTACCTTACCAACAATTTCATAAGGATTACCACCCACAAATCTTGCTGCTGGATTTGATTTTGGATTTATAGATGTTTGAAATTCATCAAACAATTCATTCTTTACTTTCTCTGCTTGTTTTAATAATAGTTTTGAACTATTATTAGCTTCTCTTTCTACTTGAGTTGCATTCTGACCTGAAAGTATTTTATCATCTGACGCTTCTTTAATTCCTTTATTAGCTTGTTTTACGGCATCTTCAAGTTGTTCAAATTTATTTAATTCGTCATGTACTTTAGCTCTAGCTTCTGGAAATACATTTAGAATTCTTTTTCCACCAGTATTAATCCAGCTTCTTATTGATTCAGATGTTTTTGATTTTCCAACAGAATCTGCCATTGAACTATAAATCCATTGGCTTACATTATCTATTCCAGACTTAACATCTGACTCCATCTCTGGAGTTTTAGGAATGGTTGGATCGCCTTCAATGGCACTTCTTAGTCGTTTAATTTCAATTGGAGTAGCTGCCTTAACTCCAGATGGAATATATTCGTTAATAACTTTATTTACATCAGATTTAGGGCCGAATGCTTTTACAGAAGCACCTTCTTTGTATCTTTGAGCATATTCATAATACGCTCGATTCGCAGTTTTTAAATTCTCACTCACATCACCAAGATCTTCCATATCGGCTTGCAATGCTTTTTTGAATGTAATTAAAGCAGGAACTTCGGATTGTCTTGATGCACTTGATTGTGCTGATCGTATCTCAGAATTAATAGCTTTTATGTCAGCTCTTAATTGAGACAATTCTCTTGGAACTGGATTTCCATCAGCATCAACAACCTCAGAAAGTATCTTTTCAACTTCTTGTGGCAGTCGTCTCTCTTCACCGAATTCCTTAACAAGCCCTTCTTTTGAATCTATTGTGTTTCGTTGAATAAATGGAGTAACTTCACCTTCGGCTTTACTATAAAGATCGTTAATTTTTGCTTTTTCTACTGATCTTTGTCTTCCAATAATATCAGCAACATTAGAACTTAATGTGTCTTTTATAACTGCATTTTTTTGAGCGGATAACTCAGAGAATGAATTTGATAGATTTTCTGAAGCTGTTTTTAATGCTTCTTCTGTTGTAATAACTCCCCTTTCAGCGAGAGCAGTATTTTCAGCAATTGATTTTGATGCTTGATTAAATACATTTTGAGCCTCAATATCACCAGACTCTTGAACGAATTTTCCAATTGATTCTGTCTGAGCGCGAAGATCGTCTAGTTTAGATTTAAAATATGCTTGAGTTTGTTCTGGTGTAGCACCAGTCTCTTCAAGTCCTTTACCAATCTTTTGTGAAATACCTTTAACATTCTCAATATCTCTTTTCATCATTTCAGATGAAATTGATCTAAGGCTCTTTTGAAGCTGCAATAGCCTTGGATCTCCAGTAATATCTCCAGACATTAGATTAATGCCTTCACTACTAACCTCTGACGCTTTTGCTAATTCAGCAGCGGCTTTTTCTTTGTCAATTACAGATGCTTGGAGTGTTGATTTAGTTAGTTCTCTGGCTTGAGTTGCTCTTGTTGCTTGTGAAGGAGGAAATAATCCTCTTACACCTTTTAAAACACCCCCTCCAACGGGAACAGCAGCACCAGCGGCCAAAGAGAATCCTGCTTGTCCCAATGGCCCATAATCACTTTGTTTAGCTGCTTCTCCAGCACCAGCAGCAGCTCCGCCCATTAATGCTTGTTCAACTGGTTTTTGACCGACAAAAGTTGCTGCTTTTTTAATTGTTTCAGCAGTGCGTCTTTCTGGAAGTGAAAGAATAGATTCTGGCTTTATCAATTTAGCCAATGTTCCAGCGGCCTTTGCTCCACCAAACATTTCAGAAGCACCTTCAGTAATTGCTTCAGTTAATTTTTCTCCAGAAGATGTTGGTTCAGGAACACCAATTTTATCAAGAAGATGAGTTACTGCTTCTTTGGTTGTTGAGTAATGAGTTCCGAAAGCAGAATTGATTCCAGAAATAGCAAGATCAGCTAATTGACCAGAAATAACACCTCCAGCAGCACCAACAGCCATTCCGGGAGGCCCGAATCCAATTCCCATTAAAGCACCAGTCCCAGCTTGAGCTAAGGTAGGAGAAACTCCGCGAACGACAGAGGCGGCAGTTCCACCAGCAGTCATAGAAGGTTCTTTGTCTGATTCAACATCTTCATTTTGCGGAGTAAAAGAAATTTCTTTTTTAGAGGGTTCTTTTTCTTCCTTTTTAGGCTCCTCTTCAGTTGGTGTAAAATCAATAGCCATAAAGAAAATTACTGAAGTTTAAATCCCTGAGAAATAGCTTCTTGAAGTTGACTTTCTGGGATTGTTCCAGTTTTCCCATCAGGACGAATTACATTAACCATTTTACCTTTAATTGAACCGCTTTTTTTAGGTTTTTCAAATTTAAATTTTGGAATTTCGTAAGAATTATCAAATTGTTTAATGTTAATAGATGCTTTATTAATCTCTTTAACTCTTTCGTCTTTAATTCGTTCAAGTCTTTCAATAATAATGTCAGAAGGCAATTGATCGACATCCAAAGCACCTTCAGCCGCTTTAAAAAGATCCATTTCTTTTTCTGTAACATTTCCTACAGCCGCACCCGTTGGAGATGCTTTTCTCATATTAATCAATGCACCTAATGCTACATTAGAATAAATAGAGTTCATTAGTCCTCTTACGGTTGAAGCATCATTTTGAAATGGATTTAACTTTGCCTGATAAGAACTCATTTTACCAACTGCTCCGGGATTTTCTTTAAGTATTTCTAATACTTGATTAATGTCTCTTACAGTGGTTGCTGAGGTTTCAATCTGATCTTTTAATGGCGCAAGCGGCTCAGGTATTTTTAATCCTTTTATCTGTTCTTCTAAAGCAGCTTTATTTTCTGCTCTTACATCTTGTTTTTCTTTAAACCAATCACTCCTTCGCGCCCTTTGTTCTGAAGTAATCTCTTTAAACTTACTAACAGGTTCAATAATATTCCATCCACCATCAAGTGGTTTAATTGAAAGCTCCCAATGGGCATTAGTTGGTGTGTTTTTAATTACTTCTTGAGCTTGTTGAGTGGTTAATCTTCCAGTAGGATAATCTGGTTTGGGAAGTTGTTTTGTGTCAACCTTTGGAGGAACACTATCAACTGCCTGTTCAATAGCAGGCTTCATTGCAGACAAAACTTTTGGTTGAACAGGTTGTTGTGTTGATTCGGGTGGAACAATTCCAGCTAAAACAGGGTCTATTTGAACCTTTGCTTCTTCTGATTGTAGTTTATTTAAAAGCTCCTTATCTTGAGCTACAACAGAATCAGGAACTCCTGCATAAGTTTCAGATGGAGTTTCGTATCTTCTGGCTTCTTCCTCTTGTGCTGCACGTTGTTCTGGAGTTCCTTGAAGTGGTTGATTTCCTGTTGGAATTGTTTCATCGGGAAGTAGAACTGAATTTGTTATCACTCTACCTTGATCATCAACACTCATACCCTGTTCTGACAATGGTTTTTCAGCATCTATAATTCTTTTATCTTCAGCTTTATTTTCTGATGTTTGTATTTTTAAAGCCCCACGGGGAATTGATGCTTTTCTTTCTTCAATCAGAGAAACAATTTTGCTTCTGTTTTCTTGATAATCAGCTTTCCCTGCATTTTGAGCATCAAATTTAAAAAGCTCTTTGTCATAAAAATCAGCATCATCAGTTTTACGTTTTTCTTTTTCAAGTGCAACTTGCTGTTGGAATTTCCTTTCTTCCTTAGCCAGTTCTTTCTTCTCTGAGTAATGTGCTTTAATTCCTTCAGTAACGCCACTAACAGCAGACTGAATGCCTTGAGCTAGTCCTTGTGCCACAAGCTCTGGACGGGATGAATAAACCTCAATTGGAGCAAGTGGACGAGGCTCAAAGGTAGCCTTCCGTGTTACGTCTAGTGGCTGCAATCCCTGCAATGCGCCAAGATTGGCGAATTGAGGAGTTACCTTATAACCCTCGGAAGAATAGCTGATAGCCATATTTTAAGATCCACCGAACTTTAGATCGGATGATTGAGGAAGTGAGAACATATTAGCTGCTTTTGGTTGTCCCATTGCACCAATGTTTGCTGGAGTTTGTGGAATCATTGATGTTCCAGCTCCAAGGTTAGTTAAAGCCTGCTGACGTGCAGCATTAACGTCAAATCCACCACCTGTCGCTTGTTGTCCTGCTGTAGATGCAGCAGTTTGAGCGGACTGAAGCGCATTTGCGTCACGAATGGACTGCATTGATCCAGCGGTTGCCAATCCTTGTTTTGCAGTTTGCTCGCCAGCTAGTTCAGCTTGCGCTCCAGCTTGAATTTGCGATTGCATCAACGCTTGTCGTTGAGCTTCAGCGGAAGCAGCGGCTTGCTGTGCTTGCTGAACTTGTTGTTGTTGCAAATAAACCATCATTGGATCAATGGCTGGTTTAGGTTCTGGTTTTGGTGCGCTTTTCTTGCCTCCCATATTATTTTCCTTTTAGTGTTTGTTTATTTTGTGAAATCACGGGATTTGATGTTTAAATTCAATGTGTAATGGTTGTTTAAAACTAAGTCAAAAGTTTTTTTCTTGCTTCTTTGCAAAGATCACTGCCGGGTTCAAATTTACGGCAAGAATTTGGCCTATCATTGTATATCTTGCAACACACAGATTCACCAACTTTTCCATCTAACGCAACACACCGATTATTATATGTTTCCATTAATGGATAGTCAGTTCTTACCATTTCAATTGGAATATTTATCGCATCTGACCTATCTCTTTTAAAAACAGGCCAAGACCATTTAAACGCACAGCAAGCACCGCATGACTTGCAATCAAACTCTACTTGCTCCATACAACGGGACGAAATCCTAAGTCTTCGTTTACCAAATCTTCGTATGGAGCCAAATGCGAAATGTTCGATATTTTAGCATTTAGTTTAGGACAATCAACGTATTTCCCTTCATGGCGATTAAGGCAATTAAAGCAAACAGGATAAAAATCAGCATTAAGTGATTTGTCTTTGTTGTTTCCCCAAGTATCCCAGCTTTTGATATATCGAGTTGGATCAGGTTTTACTCCTTCTTCTTCCAAATATTGAAAAATGTCTTTATCAGTCCAATCTCGGAGCGGATAAAGCGACATTGGCGAATCGTCAGCATATCGAATATCAACAGCAAGTGGTACATGGCCTTTAATTAAATCTGTGTCTGAATATTTTGTCCCAATATATACTGCGCCCCAAGGCCAATTAAAAGTCCCTGTAGGGCGTTGTAATAGGTCTGTAAGCCCACACAAATAATCTTCTCCATCCTTTGGACGCTCTGTTCCTAGAGAAAGGCAAACGGCAGATTGTTTTCCCCATTGGTAATATTTTATAAAGTCAAAACGCAACTCTCCAGTTTCAACGTCTGGGCCGTCAGCAATTGAAACCCTATTCGGTGGATAATCGTACACTTCCAACTTCCAATCTTTTATTAGCTTGTCAGAATACGCATATCGTTCTCGCATTTTTGGTTCACGATATTGAATGACTGGAAGATCAATTCCCGCTTTAAATTTAATAAGATGAAGCAATGCCGTGGAGTCTTTTCCTCCACTCCACAAAACTACTGCTCTAGGCCATCTTTTATTCCATTCTGTTATTTTATTTATTGTTTTATTTATTAGTTGTTCCATTTATATAATAATTGCCGCACCAATAGCTGCTCCAGCAACAGCTCCTCCAGTTGTTATCATAGCTCCTTTGGAGGCATTCTCACTTGCTGCCATTTGTTGCGCTTGCTTCAACATTGCTTGCTCGTAATTAGATTGATTCTGCTGATCAACTTGATTTATTTTCTGCAACTGACCAAGGTTACTATTAATCCAATCTGTTGTCGATTGATTTAATTGTTGTGATCCCTGCATCACGTTTCCTTGATATTGTTGCATTGATTGCAGATTCTGAGCTTTCGCGGCTTGTTCTGCTGCAATAATAGATGCTGGATCAAGTCCACCAATAGGAGCTGGAGTTTGTGACAAATACCCTTGTTGGATTTGCAAGTTCTGTAATTTAGCTTGTCTTCCCTCCTGTGTCGCTTGATCGTAAATAGCGGAACGTCCAATAAGACTATCACTTCCAAGTCCGCTTTTTAATGACCATTGATCCATCCACTTTTTTGTAGCATCAAGATTAGTAGCTTCAGCTACACGATCTCCTAATCCTTGACGCATTTTAGCAGTTTCTGGATTAAGTAAGCGTTCAAACTCCTTAGATGTTTGGATGTTATCCATTCCAAACTCAGCTGCTTGTTGAGACGTTTTAGCGGCATCAAAAGACTGCATTGCTGGAGCCTGTGATGAAA